ATTTGATTCAAACAAAATGAATACATTTGTATATATGGACATGAAATATATAAAAAGAAATTCAAAAGGTCAAATAAGCGATAAAACCACCAAAGACATTATCAAAAGATATCCTAAATATGAAAGAATTGTTATAGCAAATAAAATATATGATAAAATGTTTATTACGTTTGGTACTATTATTGACTTTTTAGCTATATTAGATTTTTATGCAAAAGAACAAGACAAAAGAGATTTTTAAACAATATTGATATTTTTATATCCTGTAGCGGAGGATGGAATCTTTTTTATACTTGACATTTCCACAGTTTTATGGCGTTGTCTTCTCACGGTGCTCATCACACCAACCATAGGCGGACAACGCCACCCGACAGTATGGCTCTTTTTGTGCCCTTTTGCCAAAGTCAAGACTCTTTTTGACTGCGGTTTTCTGCTATACTTGCATCTTCTTGATGCCGGGTGTGCCCGATATGTCCAAGGCTTCGGCCTAAAGGCGGGCAGCCGCACCTATGGGCGGTGATGAACACCCGGCATCGTCATTCATCGGCGGTGTCAATCCTCTCACCATAGGAGTGGCACATGTCCCAAGCTCTTCTTCTTTCCGATCCCGTCCCTACCGTTTCTGTCCACGATGGACGCCCGGCAACCACATCTCTCGAAGTCGCAAGGTTCTTTGGCAAACAACATCAGCATGTAATCCGAGACATCACAGGATTGACGGATAATTGCCCAGAATCATTTAGCGCGTCCAATTTTGGACGGGCCTCCTACCTCGACGAACAGGCCAAGAATCGCCCCATGTACATCATTTACCGCGACGGCTTCATGTTGCTGGTCATGGGCTATACGGGCAAGAAGGCCCTCGCGATCAAGCTGGCGTACATCGAAGCGTTCAACGCGATGGAGGAGGAGCTTGCCCGGCGCAGCCGCCCTGCCCTGCCAAAGAGCCGCAGCACACGCCGGGAATCCCTGCCGACCATCCCCGGCTCTATTCCCAGACAGAGCCTCGACGAACGGCCTTTCATCGAATTTGCTGACGAGATTGAACGGGCACATGCTCAGATGCAGGACATCCAAAAGCGTCTCCTATCAAAGGCGTACAGGCTGACATTGACCCTATGCCACGACATTGAGGCCAGAACGAAGGTGCCCGCCAGCAAGCGTTCCGGCAAGTTCACGCTTGAAAGGTTTCTTCTCGATCACATGACGTATGGGCTTGATGAAGCCTTGACCTACCCTTCAGATACCCTTCCAGACTACCGGAACCCCGGACTTTACCTACTTGGGGTTCTCCGGCAGTTCAACGCAAACTAGGCTTGACCACAGCCTCGTGAATGGCTATTGAAAAAGGAAGGGCGGCGAGTGCGTCAACACCCACCGCCCTTTGGGGCCAGTCCCCGGAGTTTCTAACGAATTGCTCCAGTTTTTAGCCCCGGCAGGGAGGTCAGTCCCTACCGGGGCAACTCGTTTTCAGCCTACCTTTTCAGATAGGGGGCAACGAGAACCACGATGACGCCCGCCAACACATTGGCGAGAACGTCCAGTAGGAACTGCTCCATAGGCGCAACCTCCTTTCGGAGACTGGCCCACGGCGGTTTTCTATCCGTTCCCTATGCTCTTGTCAAAGAACCGCTCATTGGGAGAGGTAACGGCCTCTCCCTCTCTTTTTACCGTCTTTCTTTGGGCTTTACGAAGAACAGATCCCGAATGTAGAAATCAGGATCATTTCCGGTTACGTAGTCCCATACGTTGCCTACTGTAATAATCGGTTGCTTCATAGGGAGGCCAAAAAGATACCCTACGGCCTCAGCGGTTGGTCGAGCCAGTTTTTCCGCATCCTCTTCCTCCAATGCCTTGTTGACCGCCTTGAACCATTTCACCAGCGCGGTAGGAGCGGATTCAGCTGGAGTAATCTGATATCCATATTCTCCGAAGATACCACTTGCCAGCTCACGTATCCCAACAACAGCTTGGAATGGATACTGTAGAATCTGCATTCCCATCCAGTTTTCCCATTCTTCATCGTCATCAGGGCCACGGCCTACCGCCAATTCTCCCAACACTGAGGGAACGAACCACAGCAACAATGCTGTATTTGCCGCCTGAAATACGGCGGCCGGAGAGTGGTCTTTACGCAGGCTGGTGAACCGTCTAGCCGCAAGATTGTAGAAGGTATTGAAGTATGAATAGAACATCGTCGTCAGGCGAAGCAGCGGACCACCACGTTGGACGCGGGCAAGGTCTTTTGTGGAACCGCTTCCCTGTGCCATCCGAACCACACTGTCAGCATACTCTGCCGCTCGGATTTCATCCCCATTAAACTCGCGGAGTCCCTTTGTGTATCCTCCCCACCACGTAGGCAGGTCAACGCCCATCTGGAAAACCCCCATAGGGATGAATGTGGAGTCTCGGATCTTGTCTACCCATCCGAACAACCCGGAAGACGGCATGAGCTTTTTCGTCATATCTCGTATTTCCCGGTCATAGGAGCGGATCCGATCCGCCATCATGGGCGACCGGGCAAACGTCTCTTCCAACAAATCTGGCAGACGTAAAGGATCTGCATAAACCTTTTTTAACCCATATCCAAGGATTTGTTGTATAAACCGAGAGTCGTAGACCTTTTTCACCCCTGCTACGGTATCCTTGTAGCCTAGCACTTCCGCCGTTTGTGTAATGCCCAGAGGCTGCGCCAGCATAGTTGTTATTTTCCATCCCATTTGCATGATGGAAGTCGAAGCGCGCGCCCAGTTCGCCATACGATGGACAGCGTGCATGGGCTCCTGACGCTCATTGGCCACATCCATGAGCCACGGTTTGAGTTGGTTATACATCTCCGTACCAACAGCACTACGGATAGCCTTTTTCACTTTGTCGTGTCTGAGTACCTTGGCAACATCAAGTACCGCCTTACGGTAACTCAAATCATGGATAACATTGAAAACATGGTCAGTTATAACGGACAGTTCAAGCAGTAAGGGCTCTCCTGTTCCGCCAGCAGCGCGTTCTTTCAAATGCCCCTGTCGTGTTTGAGCCCCCCCGTAATTACGGCCGCCAAACAGTTCCTGATCCATTGCCTTTTGTTCACGTTCAAAAGCCCTAACGCCCTTTTCCGCATTATACTTGATCGGATAATAACCGCCGCTTTGGTTGAGGGTTTCTCCATCCGCTGTGGTAACTTGAAGTGGTTGAGCTTCTACAGCCTTCGGCCTTATGCCAGTTACTTCTTCTTGAAGCCTAAAACTATCCTCTTTGAAAGTATTCAGGTAATTCCAAACACTTTTCACAAATTTCCAGTCATGCCGGGTCAAGGGGCGTACTACATCCCGAATCTGTTCATCCGTCCAACCGTGCCCTGAACGGATTCGTTCGATATTGACGGCATTCCCCAGATTCAGCGCCACGGCAAGCCGATTTTCTTTGGTCAGCTTTTCCCCGATACTTTCAACATATTCTTTCTTGATGCGCATTTGGGCCAGTTCCTTGCGCGAATACACGGAAAAAAGTTTGCGCAACTCATCGCGTGCGGCGCGGAACCGTTTACTCTGTTCGTCTTCGGCTTTCGCGATCGGACGATAGATATGTTCCCACACAGGGCCGAGGCGATCTCCATCCAGAGCCAAGCAAAGCGCCTCGACTTTTGTATGGATAGCATGGACATTTTTGAGTGCCTTGGTGACAGGATTTTCCTTTTCCACAGTCTTGACCGCAGGAGCATCCCGGAATTTACCCACAGTAGCCACAATCTCATCGGCTACGGCATCTAAATCGGCTTTCCCCTGTGCCGTGAAAAGCTTACGCCGATTACGTTCAACAGTCATAATTTGATTGAGCGCATCGGCTACGTTTTCAAGAGTATCCAGTGAAAGCTCTCTCCATCCCATATCCTGCCCGCTCAAAAGCCCGGCATCAACAAACACGGGATACCCATCTGTTTCCGCTTTTTGGATCCAAGTATCCAATACGGTAATAGGGTTATTCCTATCATCTGTTATCAGACGTGGATCAAGCCTTCCCAATCCATAATGCTGTGCCAATGCCCCAACAAGAAAACGGGAATCAGGATCCGCCTTTGCCATATGGACAAAGCGCGTTACATTTCCACGCAACGAATCAATACGTCTTCCCAGTTCTGTGGCCTGCCTAGCAAACTCCATGTTCAGGCGTGCCTTGATGTTGGCATCAAAAGCTTTTCCCCAGTTTCCGCGCACAATGGCCCGGCGTTCTTCGGAGATAGCCCTCCGCATAGCCAAGCGAAAAATTCCTGTCTGAACAGCCTTTCCCGCAGGCATTGCCGCCAGCTTTTGCGAGACAATCCGCTGAAAGGCTTCTTGCCTTACTACCCGCTGGGCATTTCGCCCGAAGTCCTGAAAATCCTCCTGTGTAGGTGTTACATCCTGTCCCGCAACAGTTTTTCCCATTGCTTCCCGGATATAGCGGCCCACAAGTTCCATCTGTCGCGCCGCTTCATCCGTCTCCAGAAGATAATCGGTAGCATTGAATGTTGCATCCCATGCAGCTTGTTTTTCTGCAATAACCTGCCTGATACGTTCAGGTTTGCGTGGTGCTTCCAGAATGGCAGAGAACATGCTTCCCGCATCCTCATATCCATGTTCAAGGGCAAAAAGTTCTGGATCCACTCCGCCCTCCCTACGAAGACTTCCGGGAAGAGAACGCATAAGTCTTTCAGCCTGATCGCCATATTCACGCCGCACGGTTTCCATATCAAGACCGAGCTTCTGAATATCCCGCCGGGCAACATAGACAGGCATAGTGTCTACCTCTTCCCGTGCTTCTTTCGCCCAGATGCGCAATTGTTGTTGGCGCCGCCTGTCCCTGTCTTGTTGCAGTTTCTCCACGGCTGTATCGGCGGCAGCCTTCATTAAATTGGAAACCACGATACGATCAGCGCCTTGCACTCCAAGAGCGTCCAATTCGTGAGCAGACAAGTCCGTTAAGCCGTTTTCCACGGCACGGGCATTTACTTCCGCATCTGTCGCCAGAAGACGATCAAAAACGCCGCGCACATCATCCGTCAGTTCCACATTAAGTTGACGCGCTTGCCGATAAATACGAAGCAGCCATTTTTTAAATCTGGCAAAGGGAGATTCCAGAGACTTCGATGGAGACTTGCCTTCGCGTAGATACGCTTCAAACCCACGAGCAAACTGCTCATGTTGCTCTCTAGTAAGAGGCTCACCTTCTACAGCGCCGAGCCAAGTCATCAATGTAGCGTAATCCGCTCGCATGGAATCATCAGCTATCCCGGCCTGCATGTCCTGTTCCATCTCCATCAGGAAAAAATGCCCAGTTTCATGCAGGAGTGAAGAAAGATCAGCTTTTTTATAAAGCTGAATCAGATAACCATCGGATACAGGGCTGATCGAAGCGCGGGGCACTCTTTTGACCTGCTGATAGTAGGTATTCAGTATATTAATCGCTTCATCGTCAAACACGACAAAAGCACGCCCATCCTGTCCACCTTCATAGGTAATACCCTTGATGCCTGCGGCGTTGAGCGTTTCTGAGGCTGCGCGGGGGGAATCTGTCATGATGCTGACGCCGTTATAGAGTTCATCACCAGACATACCAGATAATAGTTTGTTAAGGCTGGATTTATCTATAACAGACCGATCTTTTTCCCTCTTTTCTTCAACTTTTTGTCGAGCCTTTTCAATTTTTTGCTCTATGGAAGCAAGTTCTTTTTCAACGCCACTCCTTTCTTTTTCTAGATAATTATAATCTTGTTCCAAACGTTTTATTTGCTCATCTGAATATAAACGATGAAGATTTTCAACGCCTCTTTCAAACCTTTTAATATTAGAAAAACGACTTTCCGTACTATCTGACGGTTTTTCTGCATTTATTGTTCTCAGAGCACTACGTTTTCTAAGTATCTCCTGTTTATCATGTTCCAGAGAATAAACCTTATTTTCAAGAGTTTCGTCTTTTCTTACTCTAACCTTTTGTTCGTCGCGCACAAGTTGAAGCTGTTCTTTTGAAAACGACTTGTAGACAGAACGCAATGCCTGTTTTACAGCGTCTGATTGTTCATCAAATTTTTTCTGTTCATCAATGAGAACATCATTTTCAGGGATATCAACTTTGAAAAGCTGACCTCTACTCCGGCCTTTCCGTAATCTTTCCCGATAATCCTCACTGACTTTCTTATTCTCCGCGAAATATAGCCCCCATCCATGCGCCTGCGCCCCCTCACCCGCACCGATATTGTCAAGCGTAAACTTATCGAACTTATACGGTGTACCATGATAAGCGATTTGATAATATGTACTCGGGTTGTTCGGCTCGTATTTGGCACGCTCATCAGCAGTCAGCTCAAAACGATTTTGCGTATCGAACGCCTGAATCTCATGGGCCTGCGAAAGGTACTGGATGCGCGCAGCAAGAGCACGGGCACGCTCAAGTGGGAGCTTGCCCTTCAACTCCTGTTCAACCTGCGAATAAACCTCTTGGGACGCTTCCTCAGACAGGCCGAAATCAAATCGCTCGTCAACGTCTTGGATCGCGTGCTGTACTTCATGCGCGATAACCGAAGGAGTCACATCGGGATCTGTCGTAATATAGATCGTCCCATACTTCGGGGAATACCCGGCAAGCTTCCCCGGCAACCGCTCTCCCGGCACGACCTCATATTGCGCGTCCAGCAGTTCGGGATAGAGCTCATAGAGCGCATCGTGCTGGTAAATGTCCGTCAAGGGTCCGCTCATGCCCTCTTCCCTCGGGACGGTTACGGTGGCCTTGCTGTCGTCAAGCTCCATCGTGTTCATGTGGAAGACGCGCCGGAGCACGGGCACAACGTCCCGGGCGTTTGGATTGGCCTGAACGCGAGCAGGATCGATGAATTGATAGTATCTTTTCCCCTGTTTGAGCCGTTCAATCAGTGCATCTGCACCGCCTCCGGCTTCAATCAGGCCACGGTTTTCTAGTTCCTGAGCCAACTCGTCGATACCGTTGGTGCCCTTTTTGACAACATACCCGCCGTCTTTTTTTCTCTTGCGTTTCTCGAACAGACTCTGACCATAAATTGCCGTCAACTCCTTACGAGCATCAGGGTAGTCTTTCACTAGACTGTTCACATCCAGACGGCCCAATATATGCCCTAGCAATTCACGATCCGCCGCTTGCTGTTCTGTCCGAGCAATGGATTTCTCCAGATCTTCGGGCGTCATCAAACGCCCGTGCTGATCCCGTACAAGCCCCTGCACGTTGAAACGGCGCAAACTCTCCGCTACCGGAGTTCCTGTTCTCTCCTGCCTTCTTTGCGCCCAGTTCAACAGCAAGCTGGAATAGAGATCAGCGACCCGTTCCGGTGTCATGCGCTCACCACGCGCCACCTCATCAAGAGCCGTATCACTTTCAATCTGTGTAGCTACGCCAGGAACGCTCTTTAAGGAACTTTCGATCTCAGAACGTACTCGCTCAACTTCGGCGTCAATGGTGCTTTGTTCCGCCTGATATTCAGCGTAAACAGACCCCAAGGTTTCAGCATCCTCAGAAATTCGCGTTTCTACATCAGCGGCCTCTTCCAAGGTCATTGCATCCTCTACCGGACGCATGAAACTTACTACAGCATCAAAAGAAGGCTGATCCAGCATAGCATGTAGACGAGAACGAGGAATTTCAAGTTCCTGCCCCATCTGTGCAGCATCAATTACATCCTGTTCCTGCAAGCCTAGCGGCGTGAGAATGTCTTGCCCAGACTGGTACAGTTGTAAAACCTTGTCCGCAGGGAGCATGACATTCCCGGTCATCCCACCAGCCCGGAGCGCGCTTTCCGTACTTTCTGGGGAAAGCTTCTTGACCTGTGTAGCTTCCACTTTGGCATGAAGCGCCTTTTCCCTGTCCACAAAGGTTTCCGCTTCCTGTGCACGGGTTCGGTCATAGGCGGCCCGTCCCAGACCCCCAAGCAACCCAAACGGAGCAGCCACGGCAGCAGAATATAGCCCTTCCCGGTGTGTCTCGGGAAGAGCGGCGACAAACTGATCCAGCCATTCCCGCGCGCCCTCATCCTCATGCAACAGCGCCCACAACTCCGTTGCGGATTCTGGGTATGTCTGTAAATATTCTGTCAGGGCTTCCGTACCCGTTCCTTCCAGAACACGCTTGGCAATGGCACGCCCACCTGTAGCCTTGAAAATATTCATGAAGCGTCCAAGCCCGATTTGTTCCAAAGGAGCTTGCAAGGCCGCATTCGCCAGTCCCGCCTTGAATGCCCTATCCGCCTCGACGCCCCTTTCTCGAAGGTCAAGATACTGTCCGCCAGCTATCTGAGACCCCATGAAAGATACACCACCAAGACCACCAGTTCCAACCGTCGCTAAAATCTGCGCACCCAACTGCGGGATCTGTCGTATCACATCCTGAGCGTATCCCCCGATTTCCGTTTCAGCCTGTAACCGTGCAGGATCGGCTTTCCTTTTCTCCAGAAGATTTTTCTCTACACGATCCGCGAAAGAATCTAATAAATTGCTACGATACGGATGAACGTTTCCTTCAGAATCCGTAAAGGTTCCATTCCCCAGAAAACGAGCTGCACCGGATATGAAGCCCCCTACGCTGTACCCTACATCTCGTAAGCCTTCCTCCAAAAGCATAGGAATCTGTTCCAGCGGCCCCACATATGTCTGTCGGATAGAGCCATGCCGCTCTTCCCAAGCACGTCTGCGGTTCTCTTCATCCCGGCGCTCGATCTGTATGTCCTCAAAAAGATCCAACAGAGCATCGGGATCATCCCGCACAAAGGCGGCATTCTTTCGATCTTTTTCCGCCCATTGGGCCAGAAGTGAATTCTTCTCAATGGTACGCGCCTTTTCTTCCTGAGCAGCCCAATCCCTTTGTTCTAGAACGATATTTTCCGGAATGCCGAGAGATTTGGCCAGACGTAAACTTTCGGCCACATCCTGACCACTCAGATCGGATGAAGCCTCGAACGCGGCTCGAACCCCCTGCCCACGATCCATGTACAGGCTTCCCATCTCGTCTTCTTTTTTCCACTGATCCATAAAAGCCTGACTCATATTTCGCCCCCGAGTTCATCCCAGTAATACCGTTTTATCCGGTCATTGGTAGCTGTAATGCCGTTATCCCGCAGTATCATCTCAATTCTACGGCGTTCACTCTCTGGGACATCAATGTCAGGTGCCCACTGTGTTCCTTTTCCTTTTCGCAAAGCATCGGCATAAGACTCGCTAAACCAGCCCGAACCATCCGTATACAGCCGAGCTATGATTTTTCGCACCTGAGCATCAGTAACTGGCTTACCGGGTTCAAGCTCAGACGCCACAAGATCAAACAGATCTGCGGGCATCGTAGCGGGCTTCTTTTTTGGGAACAGGATCTTGTAAGCCTGATTAAGGTGAGTCTGGGTAAGTTTTCCGGCAGCCCCACCTTGTTCTGCATATTGGTGCGCAGCCTTAGCCTGTTCATAGGTAAGAGCATGTCGTTCGATGAAGGCATCAATTTTGTCAGAGTCGTTACGATCTATTCCTCCCCTCTCCGCTCCTAAGTCTATTTGTCTACGCAATTCATCCAGAGCCGCCTTGTTCTTCGGCGTAACCTTTTCTGCCCTACCATCGTAGTCTTTGAAGAGTTTTTCTTTTGCTTTGTCAGAAATTTCAGCATGATTCACATTTTCCGAAGCCTGCCGTGGCGTCCAGCCTTCCCTGCGGGCCAACTCCTGATATTGCCGAACCTCACGAGAAACCGTCGCGTCCTCCATATCTTTTTTCCAACTCATTTCCTGACGGATTTCCGTCCGTACCTTGTCACGAACCGTAGGATCTGCAATCAGATCAACCTGTGCAAAAGCGGCTTCCCTCTGTTCCTCAAGACTTGGATAATCGCTTACTCCAGATAAAATTTCCGATACTGTCCCGGAAACCAGTCGTTTTTCCGCTTCCCGTTGTGCCCGCTCCGCCTCTGCCCGGGCCTTGGCTTCAAGCGCGTCTGCACGGTTGCGGATCTGGAGCTCAACCGCGTTCACCTTGTCGCCAAGGAGTCCCCGGTATTCATTTAGCGCACCTCGTGCGCCCTTGATGTCGTCATGCGCGAGATAACCGCTGATAATGCTTTCCGCAGCTCCCTCATCGATACGGGAGAGAAGCGCCCTGTTATCCATGCCGGGACGCATATTTTCAATCCGTTCCCGGAGAGCCGAACGGTTGAATTCGATAAGCTCAGGGTTGTTGTAATTCTGCGCCGCAAGGTTTTGGAAGTCCTCGATCTCTCCGGTAAGAACGGACTCTTCCCAAGAGGCCTTCTGTTGGCGCCCGTACGCCTGCCCCTGTTCGGTAAAGTGCAGCGTCGTTCCCGCAGCCTGCTTGTTGAACATTTCGGCAAAGCGACCGGAGAATCCGCCCTCCTGAAAATACTTCTGAGCCGTCTCCCTTGCGAACTTCTCGAAGTGTTGGCCCGCTTCAATGGCGTTCTGCCCCTGATTCTCCGCCATGTAGCGGTCACGTTCGGCGGAAAGCTCTTTCTGCATGGCAAGGAGCGACTGAGATACCCGCGTCGTCTCCGTGCTCACGTATTCCTTGATCGCCACGTTGGTGAGGGCTTTTCCGGCATCCAGAACCGTTCCTGCAAGCTGGTTCTCCGCCGTAGCCGCGATGTTCCCGATGCGCGGTTGCTGATACCCCGGATCAATGCCGCCGACGCCGATACGCCGGGGACCCGTATTGTATTGCTGGATACGAATCGCCATGTCCTATCTCCTGCCCGAAAGATAGTTTTTGAGGAATTGCTGTTCAGACATACCCCCGCCGCCGGGAATAATCTTCCGGCCGCCGAACAATCCGCTACCGGAACTCCCCCCGAATCCCCCGGCCATCGAATAGGCACCGATTCCGCTGGTCAACCCGGTGATGCCCGCAGTCAGAAGCGAGTTGCCAAGCCCCTTTACCGTCGAGCCGTAGTAGCTGGCCGCCGCGTCATAGTTCGCCGCGTTTGCCTCAAGAGCCTTCACGTTCTCGCCCGTTTCCCATTCGGAAAGGGCTTTCTGATACCGATTCAGTGCCACATCCTGAGAGAACCGCAGCGCATTGCCTTCCAGCGTATCCGCAGCCGAACCGCCGGAAATGTCAACGCCGAGGGCGCCGAGGGAAGCGATATTGCCGGACTGTAAATCCGCATACTGCCGCCGGAGCGCAGACCGTTCCCGGTCAAGGTTTTCTCCTTCAATCCGCCCTTTCTCAGCCGTGATCTTCGCCTGATTCCGTGCGGCCGCCGCGTTCGCTTCCGCCACATCTTGCTGATACCGCGCCTGTTTGTTGGCGGCGTTCGTGCTGGAGAGGCTCTGAACGGCGGAAAGTCCGCCAGCAGCCAACGCTAAAGTCAAAGGATCGAATCCCATTACAGCATCCCTCCCCCGGCATACGGTGCAATATCCATCGTCGTGACGATCGCCAGAATCGTGAGCGGCGTCGCGCTACTTACTTCAAAGACAAGCGGGGATTCGGATGACCACCCGCCGCAGGTTTCCATGTTCAGATCCGTCCCGTCGCTGAAAAATGGCCGCACGCTGAAAGCCCCTCCTCTAATGTGCCTGTCCACGATGGGGGAAAGATTCCCTGCAATTCCGGCAAGGAACGACATGCTCCGGTACGTCCTGACCCGTACGGCGGAAATCTTCCGGTTGTGCATGAGCGTCCATCCTTGCTGTGTCTGCACTTCGGGCAAGTTCGGTATGACCCGCGAAGTATACGGAAGGCCGATATGTACGGATTTCGCCGGGCTTTTCAGCTTGAGTTCCCCGCCCGCGCTTACGGTCAATCCATCAATCGTGCCGCCGTCCGCAAAGACCTGCACGGTGCGGCCGGAAAGATGTCCAAGCCCGCTGAACGTATCCGCAGCCTCGCCGCTGTAGTGCAATGACGAGTCAAGGAAAAAGGCGTCATCAAGGTTGTCGCTGTCAAAAAAGGATTCCAGCCGTTCGACAAAGACGCCGCCAGCCCGCCGCACGAGGAACCAAACCTGATCATCAGGCGTCCCCGGGATGACAGCCACGTCAAGTATACTCCCGTCAGTTGTATGCCGATGCCAGCCGATGACGTCCTGTTCCTTCATGTATGTCAAACCAGCAAACGTACCGTCGGAAAGAACGCACCAGAGCGTGCTGTACGGCTCTTGCTGGTACGCCCATGCCGTGATGTCCCGATCCTTGATGATATGCCGGGCAAGGATGGTCAAATCCTGCCCGAGGTACTTGTCCGCGCTGTAGTTGTAGGCGAACTCCCGCACTGCCCCGGAACCGCGTTGTACATACAGAACCCCGCCTCCGACTGACAGCGCCGATACTGTACCCTCTCCACCGTTTGTGGTCTGGAGCTGGAAAGAGACGGTCGACGGCGTGAGCACCACGCCCTCCGAAGATTGCAGCGTCCACTCACTCCCCTCTGTCCCGAAAGCAAGAGCGTTGCGGTCAGGCTGGAGCCACACAATCCGATTCGCCTGTGTAGCGGCAAGGGTTACTTCAATCGCATCATCATCTTTCGGGGGCACCGAAGAGGCCATGCTTTCAAAATCTCCGGTACGGGACAGCCAGAACGTGATAGGTCTGTTTGCTGTAGCCGCAAATCCAAGGCGTTGTTGATGGAAAAAGACCTGTGAAGGATAGTTTCCTGAGCCCTCAAAAGGATTCTTGTGCTCTATCGGCGTATCTTCGGTATCCGCGCCGATGTTCTTGTCATCATAGTATTGCGCGTAAGTATAAGAAAAGACTGGATTCGCCTGAATGTCTCCTTGAAATCCTTGAGGATACTCTGGATTTTCTCCGAATCCTATATAAGCAGCATAATTTTTATATTCTCCTTCATATGTCGAAGGAACGTTATCGACTCCGATCCATGCAGCAGGAATGTTAAGGAACTTTTCGTGATAAACAAAAAGCTTTCTAAGTGATGCATTGTACCATGCTGGATATAGATTCGAACTAGCCGATTTTTTTCCGACCTTGACCCCGGTAGTGATCGTATTTGTTGTTCCGTCAGGGTTTTCGACTGTCTCACTTATGAACGAAACATACAGATCGTCTGCCGTCCGAGAAAACCGATACCCACCAATATCGATCCCCTGGAGCGTCGTGGTCGCGGTAGTTGTATCGTCTTTGCTTGCCCGCCCGATGAATCCGAAAACCCCAGTCTTCTTTTTGTAGATGCGGTATTCGCTTGCCCCGGATACGGCAGGCCATGTTATGCGGATGTGATAATCGACACTGTTCAGTGCCTCGGCTTCAATCGTCGCGGCAGGAGATGCGGAAGATTCTTCTCCGGTTTCTCCATCAATGGCCGTGACGAGATAGCTGTAATCCGTCCTGCTCGGATTTTTCGGTTTGTCATCATCAGCCCGTTTGTCCAAAATCTGTAATGCTGGCGTTTGCGGGGCTGCGATGGACGGCATGAAGGTGAGCGTCGCCCATCTCCAATCATTATCGGAATACCGAGAGAGCTTACACGGCGGATACGACGGATGAACGAAATAAACCACGTCCGCAGACTGTGCGAACCGAACAGCCCGCAGATCTGACGCGGCGAACGGAGTAGACACAACATATGGTTCGGAACCGGAAGAAACGAGTTTTCCATCAGGCAGCCATACCCGCATCGTCTTATCACCGAACTCAAGTATCCGGCCCTGCGTCTCACTGAACACGAATGGAACCAGCCGGGACGTTTGACTCTTCGCTGTGCCCAGATATCTGGTGCCCGGCCTGCGAGTTGATCCACCTTGAGGCATGGGGACCATGTTCAGCATTTCTCGCGCCCCGGTGTTGTAGCGCGGCTGATCCACGCGCCCACGGAGAAGAGGGCTGATTTCACCGCCATTCAGGACGTTTTGGGTATGGAAAATAGGCATCAGTTCACCCACCTTTCCTTAAGAAAACTGGATGGCCATTTCTCGCGCACCGGATCTTCCTGCGCGTCGGCTTCAACTTTCGCCCTGTCAATGGCCTGCTCGAAAAGCTGGAAATAGTTTTGCGCATTGGCCGCGCCCTGCGAAACGTACTGAGAAATCTCAAAGGCGATTTTCCACGCAAGGGCATCGGCAAACGTTTCGCTGACAGCCATTTCCCGATCATTGCTCACGTACCTGAGCGCGAGGCTGTCCGCGTCGGTATAGATTTCCTGCCCGACAATGCTGTAACGAGGCCCTGAATGCCGATATGCACATGTCGATACTTCTCCAGCGTCACCATGCCTTCTCACATCCAAAACGCGCATACAGTCACCGGGGAGCTGATACGCATATCGATAGCCGAAAGGAGGGGCATCAGCGGACTGTGCCAGCACCGCGTACCGCAGCGCGAAAGGCCAAGGATACAGAGAAAGGCAGAATTCAAGACTCCGGTCGTATGCAGCTTCCGCAACCTGTGCCGCTGGTGTATCCTGAAACGCTAGGTTGATGTTCTGCGCCCCGGCGCGCATCAGTGCCGTATTGATGATCTGTGTTCTGTTTGCCATAGCATTATCTATTAAGAGTAGGTATTACAGGCCACGGGCAAGCCGGATCATCAGGACCGTTCCAAGGGAAGCCAAGTTGCTGCGGAATATCACGGAGCGCTTGCCGATATGCCTTGATCTCTTCAAGCTTGTCTGTATCAAGCGGATAGTCTGGCATGACGAGGTAATCGGTTGCGGTGATGCGCCTATCGCGTTCAGAGCGTACGCGAGCCGCGAGTTCTTCCTGCGTCGGTACGGGAGGGACATAGGGCTGCTCCTCGGTCACGCATTCGGGGTGCGCCTCGGCATAGGCAAACACGGCGTCCCATTCTTCCGCGAACTCGGCGGCGTAAGGGTAGACGTGGTAGGGCATACCGTTCTTCGTGATGACGTATGAATCGTCAAAAATCCGATGAATAATGTGAGAATAATCCATTTTTTACTCCTACCCTGCGATCTTGATGCAATTCGCTAAAACAGGGGATCCGCTTGTCACCGTTGAACCTCCGGCATAAACGCCGACAAACCCCCCTGTAGTGGAGGCGGAAGTTGCGATTACAAGCCATGATCCCCCGGCGGGAAGTATAAAAGAGGTTGTGGAAGAGAAGGTTTGGGTCGCGTATACGCGCATATCGGCAATGCCAGCACTAGCAGCCACATTGGCACTAGCAGCGTAACTTACACGCAATACAGCTGGGTCGAACGGTCTTAACTTGTTACTTCCGTCTGTAGCGAGTCCCATCACCCACGGCGGGTTTCCTCCCGGGTCAAGCGAATCAAACCAAGGATGGGTTCCTATGCCGTTTGCTGTATCAGCAGTAGTCGCACTGATTGCTTTTGTGATTCCAGCGCCTGTTGTGACGATGTTTCCGAGATCTGTCGCGCCCATCTGCACGCGAAGACCTTCGGGACTTCCCCCGATGTAGATTTTTGAGTTATCTTGTCCCATGCCGCCACTCTGCTGTACAGGCGTAAAACCAAGGGCATTTTGCTTGCTAGCTGCCAGATCATAGGCCGTCTTCACCGCTTTACTACTTGCTGCATCGGTTTCGCTTGTACTTGTGACGCTATTTGAGAGCGGCACCGCAGGACCTTGCAAATCTATCCCCTGATCAGGCCATGTCCCATCAGGATTTTGTATCGACAAAAAAGTACCGTCCCAACGGTATGCAGGAGAGGGGCCACGCTCACCTTGTGCGCCGTTTTCCCCGTCCGCACCCGGTGCACCTGGTTCTCCTTTTGCACCGAAGAGAACCCAATACTCGGTCTGGCTAGGCGGTTCATAATTGGCTGGAACGTCTTTCAATGCCAAGTATGCAGAACCGTTGTAAATGACGAAGTCATATGCGGAATATGTATCTATAGAATTCCATGCGCCGCGATAAACGGGACGCACTTGTCCGAGATTAAGTGTAGGCATCAGAATGTTACCTCAAGTTGCCCATTGGCGTTGACAGAAAAAGCTGAATCTAGCGTTGCGCCAGTGTAGTCGAGAAGCAGGTTGGCACCGGAAAGGCGGAAGTGCCCGAAGCAGGTAGCCCACGGCGCATCACCAAGAGGGCCTTTTTCCCCACGTTCGCCCGCCGGAGCAGGAGTCCCTTGATCGCCCTTATCCCCCTTTTCTCCCTTATCGCCCTTTTCTCCTTTGTCACCTTTTTTCCCTTCTATCCCAACGCCGGGATTCCCCTGCTGACCCTGCGGGCCCGGGGGAATATAGAAATGCACCATCCCCGTTTCCGGCGTGTACTCGACCGCAACATTGGGAGTGGGGGAAAGATGCGCGGAGAACGATAGCCCAAAAAGCTCAGAGCGGATTTCTTCAGCTTCCGCTGCGCACTGGCAAGAAGCAGTTGAGCATGTCTCAGCCTTTTGTGCAGCGGCTACAGCTTTTTTTGCAGCCTCCAAAAGTTCGACTACGTAGATCGTCCCGTCATTTTCTCCGGTTGCTGGAGCAAGTACGGCACGCTCCATGCCTTCTATAAGTTGCTGCAATACCTGAAAAATAATATCGAGCTCTAACTCTAATGCATCGGAACTTATGGTTGCTGTGTGAGCAAGATCCAACTCTTGCAGCGCTGGAATATTTGAAATAATGGCAAGCACAGAACCAATGGGAACAGTCCCTGCCTTAAGCTGAACCCGTGCATTATCACGATCATTTCCAAGGACAACCGTATAATCCTTGTCCAACTCTAACAGTGTTTCAGACGCTCCCTTGTCCGCACTCCATTTTATCATGACATCAGTAGATTCGTAGACAGGGAAAGGTACGCTGTACTCAAGCACGCCTTGCGTTACTGTATATCTTTTTACGATGGTCAACTGCGGAAGCATAGGAGATCTCCAATAGGGGGGGGAGAATTCCTCCCCCCTTAGATTATCTGGCGAGGTACGACAGGAACACGTCGACCTTTCCGGTGGCCGCGCCGTCAGTCGTCAACTTGATTTTGGCGTACCGCTTCATATCCGGCAGCACCAGCTTTCCGATGATGTCGCCGTCAGCAAAAGCGGTTGCCGCGCTAGCTCCCCCGCTTACGCTCATTTCGGGGGCCCCGGGGATGTCGGCAAAAGAGCCGTCTTCCGTATCCGCACCCTGAATCGTCACGGTGAGCTTTTTCGTGGAAGGAATGCTCACAGCGCCTTTCGCGGCGATAGTCACGGCAAGCGCCCCGTGATGCTGGCCAACGGCCAACGGCGTGTCACACACCGTGCTTGTGGTGGAAGGAATGGTCACGTCTTTGCCGAAATACTGGTCATGCCAGCGATTTTCAGAACCGAATTCAAAAGCCATATGCTTTCCCCTTACGCCACAGCGGTTTCAGTGCCGTCAGGCAGGTTGTAGGAGCCGATGATCTTGATACCGTTGATCGCACCGATAATAGTCTGAATGCTATTATCTCCATTGACGTACATGATATCAGCCTGCTTAATGGCGCTGAATGTCTTCTGCACGATCTTGTGGTGCCCGAAGATGTATGTATTCGCCGCCGTTCCACGTACAGAAGCAATGGCATCTTCGATCTGGCTCAGCGTGGGCAGATTTGCGGAATCAACATTGACAATAGCGTGAACGGCACGAGCCGGATTGAGCAACTGCCAACCGAAACGCCCGCGGTACTCAACGCCGTAGCCGGATACTCCGGGCTGACTGCGCAAATGGTAGAGAGCGCCACCATTGAGCGGTTCAGGATCGAGCAAACGTCCTTGATTGAATTGCGTAGGGTCATAAATGCCGATGTTGTTTTCCTGATCGAAACGGACAATCAGGATGGTATAGGCATTCGCCGTTGCGCCGCATTTGGTGATCAACTTGTTCTTGAGCGCCGCCTTACGCCAGTAGTCACGCCAGATCGCCAGCTCCGTATCCATGCCAGCCTGTTTGTAAAAGGCATTTTCACGGCGGGCGAAATAATTTGCGGCCCCCCCGAATTGCGCAGCCTTATCCTTGCTGACTTCCACCTCTCCGCCGAGCAGATTGACGTAAGTTTGCCGGAGCTGCGTTTCCGCTTTCATGGACGGAAGAGGAGCGCCCAAGTCCGTGAAGCTTGCGCCTTGGATGGAATCCAAAATTTCTTCCACGTTCCAGAGGCCGTGTGTCGCCGGAATCCATTTCAGCATCTTGAGGATAGGAGCTTCTTCGGTGAGGAAGTCCACCAGCTCCGGGCGCTTCTTTGCCTTGTCGAGTGCGATTTCATGAAGTGTTTGTGCCACTGCCATAACTTACCCCTTGAACATGTCCTTGTATGTGTCTTTCGCGCTTTCAGCCGTATCGGAAGCGGTAGCACCGCTTCCTCCGGAAAGCGTATCCTCGGAAAGCAATTTTCCGATTTCATAGAACGCCCGGACGAAAACCGGATCGTTCGCCATGCCGTGCCCGGATACGGTGCCGGACAATTCCCCGCCCATACGCCGATCCAGCGCCGTGAACGCTTTCAGGGCAGCGCCGCGATTTTCATCGAACCGATTGCCCCACGTTTCGCGCAATGTATTCGTCCCGTCTTCGATGAGCTTGTCCCTGATTTCCTTGTCCGCGCCGAGTTGCCAGTCGAGCAAAGCCTGAGCCTGCCCCGGCGTGATGCCCTGTTTGACGCAGAAGTCACGGAAACCAGCCTCAACGCCCTCGTCGACTTTCCCTTTGAAACTTTCGGGGTACTTGAGCGTGATGTCTTCGGCTTTTTCGGCGGGCTTGTAGCCAAGGCCGCGCTCAAGCGCCTTCATTGCGTCATCGGCGCTTTCGACGTCTTTCAGCTTGTCCGCCCATCCTTCCGGCAGGCTGGCTCGCCAATCGGAAGGCTGCACAGTTTCCTGCGTACCAGCCGGAGTACTGGCCGGAGCTTCCGAAGCCGAGCCGCCATTGTCGGAAGGCGCATCGACCACGCCCGTAGGTTCTTGAACTTGTTCCTGTCCGCCAACGATAGGATCATCCATCTGTAAACCTCCTAAATATTTTTCAATGTCAACATCAACCGGACGTAGACATTGGGATTTGCTTTTGCGATCCGGTCGAGAATTTGATCCGCCTGATTCCGCATACGCATATCTTCAGGCGTCACCATCAACCGATTCGCGCCCATTTCATCAAGCAGCCCGAGGAACACCCGAAACGCGGCCTCACTCTGCATCATCTCGAACCATTCCCGGCGCTCCTGCTCATCCTGCGCCATCCGTTCGGCTTCCGCCTCTTCCCGCGTCTGCATTGTCATTGCATGGACCCCTGTTCGGCACCCAAGACAGCCCCGGCTACCGTCCCTTGTGTCTTGACGTTTCCAAGTTTCGCCGCCTGTTCAGCTTCCATCATTGCAACGGCCTGCGCCTGTTGCGCCGCCTGCGCTTCCGCCCGCTGTTGCCTGATAGCCGCAACGGTTTCGTCAGACCGGATGATCGATGCCGGAACACCCATGCGCTGCGCGAGCTCGTCAATCATCTGGTCAACGTCAATCTTGTCCATGATGTCAGGTGAAATCTTAATGAGCGGAGCAATCTGCTCCATGAACTGTGCCGTGGCCACGGCGCCAGACTGCTCAAGCATCTGCGCCATAGGCGACTGATACGACACGTCGAGCGTCGCCCATTCGGAAAGTCCGTCAGGAGGGGGAGGAAGGAGCCCGGCCTCATCAAGCAGCATGTAGACTCGCTCGATCAGCGGATTGAGCACACGCGGCTCATAGCTTGAAACCGTGGGGCCCATAAGTTCAGCGGAACGGCGACGGCGATCCATGTACTCGGTCATCGTCATACCTGCCGGGCGCGTCTCCAAAGACATGTTGGCAAAGATGTTCGCCATCATCACGTCTTCAAGCCGCATGGAGATCTGGTTGATCTCTTCCTGCACATACTGAACGGCCGTACCGAAATTGACCTCATAAAGAGGCCGGAGGCCGTTGCTCTGTCCGAAAGCCGTGTCAGAAATCGTTTCGCCCGGAGCAGCCCGTACATGCCGCTTCAACGTCCCGGGAGCCAGCAGCGGAGGATCGATCATCTTCTCGATGCCTACGGCCTTGCGCCGTTCCCACGCTTCAATGCCTTTCTGATCGGCCAGCGCATCGTCCCCGGGCCCGGTTCCGTAAATGCCTCGTGCATCTTCCCATGTCGTGAAAAAAAACGGCATGGAGCGGAACCCGCTTTCAGTGAGCAGCCCTTCCCCATTTTCCTCGTACCAATACGAGGCAAAAGGCATATTCCGGGAGTCTTTCTTGCGTACATCTACGTCCTCACGCTTCCGCACGACATGCACGACTTCAACGGGCCCATACGGTTTCGTCTTGAGCAGTTCTCGCGTTACAGACGAAAGCTTGTCTTCTCCAAAGCGCTCTTTCATTTCTGTGGGAGTCATCCTCAGACGACGCACGACGCACGACAACATCCTGTCTGCGTCCAGCGCCACGGCATAGGTGCCGCAGGTCTGACAGGAGAAATGCGCCACGGTTCGCGGGGATGATTCGCAGTAAAACAATGCGCATCCGAATCCCAACAGCTCTTTATTGAAAGCATGGATGCCCTGATAAAATCCCCCGGCTGACAGCACGGAGCGAATGCGGGAATCCACGGAATCGACGTATTCGTTGGCGTAGGTAACTTCTCTGTCGTCACGGGAAAGGAACGCATGACGAAACCAAGGATCGGACGCGGGCGTGATAGCTTGCGTCATCCCGGCGGCGGCCTTGCGGAGAGCCCTTTGCGCTGCGGGATTGAAAAGATTGGCGTCGCGCAAACATTCCGTTTCTTCGCCTTTGAACAGCCCACGCGAAGGAAGGATCAGCTTGCCGATTTCAAGCTGTTGTGCGAGGCGCTTTTCCCGCAGCCCCTCAAGGTGCGAGACGAGAGCCTTGAGTTCCTTCATGTCGACACCCATACTATCCTATCCTTCCGAGCAGGCTTGAACCTGTGCTTGAGACGGCACCAGATTGCCCGAGCGGGGAAGAAAGCATGGTGCCGCCCATAAGCCGCCGTTGCCGCAGCTTGCGCCGCTCTTCATCCCGTACACCGGAGGCCACGGCCTCTTGTTCAGACTCACGCGGGGCCTGTTCAGCCTCGTATGTGACGACAGACGGAGAAGACTTTCCGCCGCCAAAGAGTCCACTGACTACACCGCCCATAGTTACCTCACTTCATCACGACGCAGGAGAGCCAGCGCCATGTCTTTGCAGCGTTTCGGATTGCTAGGCGTGGGCATGAGGCAGGCTTTCGGCAGACGCTCAGGCCACGGCGTGAATCCAAGCACCTCCATGAACGCCCACAGGTGCCGATAGCCATCCGGGAACGCAGCAAGCAGGGCTTCAAGCGTCCACGTCTCAAAAATCCAGCGCACAGCCTCGCGCCCAAGGCGCACCTTGTCGGCACGCCAGTTATTGAAGATGACGAAATGCACCGTCCCGCACTGCCCGGAAGGAACAACCCACAGGGCCCCCGCCAACTCTCCGCCCTTCTCATCGTCGAACGCCAAGCCCATGAGCGTCGTGGAAGGGGATACAAGCTCTAGCCAGTCAAGCAGCGTCGGCTGCAAGCGATTCCAGAGAATCGCCCGCGTGAGCCCTTCCGCCTCCATCTTCTCCCACGGCCAGCGGCGAAGCTCCGGGGTGTCGGCTATGCTGAAACGGTACGCCATTACCCCCTCCATCCGTACAAAAGGCCGTTGTCGTCGCGTCGGTCGTGTTCAGCGATGCGGGCAAGCTCACGCTCTACGGCGCTCATGCCGTCCACGGCTTCCGGGAAACCCACGCCAAGATCTGGCTCCGCAAGACGCGCCAGACAGTCCAGCATGTCGTCATGCGCACATACGGGGAACGTCTCGTACTCTTCGCTCACGAATTCAGATGTGAAGTTGCGGATCGCCCCTTCCGTGTCCCTGAAAGAGGACTCGATAGGCAGGAAAAGCCGCTTTTGTTCAAACCACGGAATCAAGCGCCGAATACGATCTGGCTTCGGCGTCTGTCCCCCCATTTCACGTATCGAAAAGAAGTAGTTAACGCGGGCCATTTCGTTGCTGATATGCTCGATGTCCGCCTGCATCCCGTAACGCTCATAGCCGACGAAAATCGGGTTGTACTCGCGCACCAGCCGGAACAGCGTAGCGGCCCGCTCAGTCAGGTTCGCCCGGACACGCTCGCCGTGGATGAGGTAGACATTCCGGTCAATATTCCATCCAACAACGCAGAATACCGAGTAATCACTGTCCTTTTTCTTGCTTCCGGCAGGGTCTACGAAGATGACGCGGTTCATCGGTTCCCAGAATTCCCGGCGAGGCCGCCAGTATTGCAGCCATTCAGGACGGAACCCATCCGCCTTGTCCGCCATCGGGTTCTGGAGCATCTGACAGGCGAAGACGAAGGGCCCCATGTCCCGGCGCTTCTCTTCAAGCTTTTCACGGGAAAGGAGCACGGGATTGCCTTCAAAAGTCCCATCATCGGTAGCCGGATGGAGACGTACCTTGACGCTTTTCTGCTTTATCAGTTCGGCGTAGGTGTCGTTCGCGTGGTACCGCGTCCCGATCATGCGCCGCCTTCCGCCATGCGCGCCAAGGTTGAGCGACAGCCTCCATGCATCCGTCGTCTTCTTGATCTGCTCAGGCGTGGACACAGACTCAAGCGTCACCACATCGTCATAGACGAGCACGGAGAAGTGCTTGCCCGTGGGCTGTCCATCGACCAAGCCCCAAGCCTCGATCGTGTTCTCTTTGGGGTTCGTGGAGCGCCGGACGACGATTCCGCCGTCTTCCGACCATGTACGTGTCTCTCCCTTGGCGGGCGGGCAGATATGCGGGAAAAGCTCTTGCAAAAGCCTATTCGTCTCAAACTCGCGCTTGATCTGGCGCAGGAATGCCTTGGCAATTGGGCGCGTATGACTGAAAATGCCAACGGTGAGTTCAGGATCGTTCAGGATGTCCTGAATCGTCAGCCCCTCAGTGATGATTGTGCTCTTGTAGTGCTCACGACCCCACAGATCGAGATGCCCGTCTGGTTCTCGCTGTACTTCCCGGCACCGCTCATAGATCCAATCACGATTCATGTCTTCGCGCTTCATCCCGAAGACGAGCAGGAAGAAGAGATCCCCGGCGCAAAGAGCCCGCAGGTCATCCGCAGACTTGGCAGCTTTATATCCCTCGATCGCCTCTTTCCGAGTCATTCCTGAAACCCCTTCACTTTCTCAAGCATATCAGCGATTTCCGCGCTCACTTCATGACGGAGAGTAACGGCCTCACCATCCGGCCCAGAAAGCTCCTGCTTATCCACAGGCTTCTCACCGACTGTATCCCTAAGCTCTTGAAAAGCCTTTACATCACCGGACATAGCTTTCTCGAAAAGAGCAACGGCAACGGCTTCGCGCCCGGTCAAAGAAGACCCCTCAAGCTTGCGATCAAGCAGGAGTTCAAGCGTGGCCCGAAAAGTTTTCTTCTCACGCCGGGCGATGCCTGACGCGATACCGCCTTTTCTACCTCGTTCACTTGCTTCTTCCTTGGTTCGTACAGGCTTCAGCTTGTCCTCTCTTGCCATGCTCAACTCCCAAAAAATTGACCCCCCGAAGGAGAATTTCATTGCAGTACATCACGCGATATATCGGCCCTGCCATGCTACACCGCCCGATTCCCCTGAAGGGCGGCTATGCTCCGGCGTCGATATGCATAGCCCTTTTCGAAGGCGACCGTTTATCCTGTACCCCGCTGCAGCGGGCGATAGGCGACCGGGGGGAACGTCGCCGCGTGACTCTCGGATCCTAGTTATACCTTACGCACGGCTTCCAAAGTAGTTAGCCGCCGTTCCTGATCATCAAGCTTGACCCAAATCCTACGGTGATCGTCTGAATTGCCGGCTCTATCAGCAAACTGCATGATACACCCCTGACGATGCTGCATGAGCTCATCAATTTTCTTTGAGAGACGAGCCAACCACCACCCAAAAGAAGTTCCCATGAGGGTCAAAAGTCCAGTGATTACCGACAACATGATGTTGAGGAACTGGATATCATTACTCATCGCCCACCTTCTCCAGTCACATCGTAGATCCATTGGGCCAGCGTTGCCGCGTCTCTTTCATCGATCCACCAACCCCTCACCCCGTCCAGCACCACGATTTTCTGACTTGTCAGAGTAGGCGTGGACGGGATCGGAAGGCTTGCCCCCGGTCTGCTGCATGAGCACGCGTAGAGGGTCATCACGCAGAGAATCGCGGAAAGCCTGAGCCCGATCCGCATCCAGCTTTTCAAGCCAGCGGTAGCCGAGCGAGAGAGCGAGAGCGAGTACTTCAACGACACGGGACACGCTCACGCCTTCTTTTCTTCTTCGGCATCAGAATTTTTGCGGTTATTGCGCCATGCGGAAATGGCGGCGACAACAGCACCCCCCACCGTAGCAATAGCGGAAATGCCGTTGACGATAGCGGCTTGCGTATCGCCGGACACATCGATGCCGAAGATGCTGAGAAGCCCGGCAAGGGCAGTTACAAGCCCCGCCCAAAAGGTTTTTGTCGTGGTCATCACTTCACCCCCTCATACTGAAAGTGCGGCATATCGACGAAAGACTTCCAAGAGCCCCCCCACGTGATGCGGATGCCGAGCGTATCGGCGGCGGACTGCATAGCGTAAGCGATGCCCCGGAAAGCCTCTTCCGGCGCTTCTACTTGCACCGAGCCATCAAAGTATGGATAGAGATCCACGGCATGACCAAATCCGTCATCTTGCTTGAGATGACGTGAGTTCATGGTCTGAGATACGCCCTTGGCGACGTTCTGACGCTGTGTCTCAATGTCCCGCAGCCCTTCCACCACGGTAAAGTCCACGACGCTCTGAGAGAGCGCCAGCCCAACCACAGCAATCAAGTTCGGATGAACCCCGGAAAGGTTGCGGAGGGATCTGGTGGAAAAATGGAAATTGCCCATAAAAAAACGCTCCTGACTTTTGCCGGGAGCGTATCACATCCAGAGAAAAAATGTAAAGAATGAAAGGAGTTGAAAGGCGTTGCAACGATTTGAAAAGGGATGAAAAAATATTTGAAAAAAGTATTGCTTTTTTCAAAATAAAGGCGCATAGTATTTTCAACGAAAGGGAACAAGTAAGGAGACTATCATGCTGAGATCCCCCAAGAACGCTAAGAAGCTTTCCGAGAATGACGTGAACATCAACGCCACTATCCGCTCTTTTTCCATGAACTTCATGCGCTTCACAAACGACCTTTCGCTTCTCCAGACCCCGCGCTGTGAAAAGCATCATGAAGCTTGCTTGAAGAGTATCGCCGAAGACATCGTACCCGTGCGCCAGCACCTTGACACCTGCCGCGCTTTTACCGCTGACAACGAAGCCGTCGCCGAAGTACTGAGCAAGCACATCGCGTATGTGGAAGAACTGATCGCCAAGGCTTCCAGCTTTCATGAAGAAGCCGAGGTTTCTGTAGAAGCTGTAGAGGAGCAGGAAGAAACAGTATCATCCGAAGAAGAAGTTGCTCTGCGCTTCGGTCGCATCTGGGAAAAGGGCGGACACCGCCGCGTGTATCTCGATGAAAAGGCCGTGGCAAAGGCTGTGGGCTTCGAGCCGCGCAGTGTGCGCGGGACCAAGCGCTACTTTCTTGAAGACGACGAGTACACGAACTCGGCGATGGCGAAGCTTTTTCGGGCCTTTGACGGGACGTACTACGATCTTATCAAGAAGGACTTCGTGTCCGCCTCTTCCAAGAACGATCTTCTGGATAGCTTCAAGGCCGTCTTTGCCCGCGAAGTCGAAGCACTCAATACAGTAGAACAGCAGGAAGAGGGGGAAGACGTGGACGTATCCCCCGAAGATACCCACTACTATGACCCTGCACGGCACATCCGCGCCTGCGAAGTAAAGACCCTTTTCAGGACGCTGTATCCACACGGTAAGCACTCCACGCGGCTCAGTATCGTAGACGTAACGCCCGGCCATGCAGACGGGGAAAAGTATGTGATATGCATAACGCACCTCGGCCCCGACCCGCACTGTCCCGATGTGCTTGCAAGAGTGTGCGGGGAACCGCTTGCAAGCAGCCGCATGGTGTGGACGGGTAAGGAGATCGCCAGCAAGTACGCCATCGTCTTTGACCGGGACGCGGTGGAAGGACTGATCAAGACATGGAAGGAGAGCGATCCCGTGCGCGACAGCCGCGCCGAAGAAACCGCAAGGAAGGAACGGGCAAAGGTAAGGAGGGAAGAGCAGGGAGCATAAAAAGCCCGGCATCTGACCATGCCGGGCTACGCCCCACGGAAGTGGGGAAAAGAGCGTCTGTCTTTTAAAACAAGATCTTGTTTAACAGACTTAACTCTGGAAACACCCCCACGTGTGTGGGGAAGACTGCAAGAGTGCAGCGTCTTTTATCCTCAACCCAGAAACACCCCCACGTATGCGGGGAATAGTTGATTCATATCGGATCACTTTCAAAAGAGCAAGAGGGAAAGATGGAAGAAAAGAAAAAGCGAGGCGGCCGCCGCGAGGGAGCGGGAAGGCCGCGAAAGGAAAATGCCGCTCCGAGTAGAACGATCCGTATCCCCGACAGTTTATGGATACCTGCTAAAGAGGAAGCTACCAAAGAAGGAAAGACGATCGCAAAATGGATCATCCAACTCATGCAGACTGAGCTTGATCGCAGATCGTCCTCTGCTCAAGACTGATCTTGTGCTTTCTGAGTTCCTCAGCATACGCAAAAACGCGGCTTCCCCTCGAAATCTGATACACGGGGAAGCCGTGCTTGATAAGCGTCGGGCGCGACCACCCCACCAGCGCACATATCTCTCCCCACCCTTCGATCTTTTTAACCCTTTCTTTCTTTTCCTTTTTCATCACATCACCCCCACAATTTTCAGAGCGTCCTCGACGCTTTCGACCACGGCGACATGCCCGCGCCAAGACGCGTGAAAGGCTTCCTCATCCGGCGTCAGCTTACGCTTGCACGGCGGCTTGGAGCCGTCCTTGACTTCAAGAAAAAGATTGCGGCCCCGGAACCCCACGGCGAGATCCGGGAAGCCTTTGCCAACCCCGGCGAGTGACCAGACGGAGCACCCCACGCGCCGGAGGGCGTCCACGATCTGGCGTTGGTTGTCGTCCACGCGCGCAGCTCTACGCATACCGGGCCCCCACCACATCAGCCTTCTCAGCCTCGCTCATGGCCCGGAGGCGGAGCGGATCAAGGCGCATATCCCTTTTCCCTTCCGTAGCAGAAAGGAATCTCTTTCCGCATCCTTCTGGTGTACCCACAGGCCATAGGGCCCCAAGCTCAGAATCCCGGTCAAACTGTACCGGGCCCCCTGTATAGCCGACAGGCATCACGACAACGCCGCGCTCACGCAGCTCACGCATCGAAGGCAGAGGATAGTCAGCTTTCCGACACGCCGGGCAGGGAGACAAAAAGTGCTGATACTTTCCCGTCTTCTCGTCTTGCTTCCAGCACCAGAAAAACCCATCGCCTCCGCACACGTCGCAGTGGATATGCACCATGCGCCCGGGATTGTTCGCCTGCCAGCTTTCCCATGCCCGGAGTATCGCCCGGCCCACGTTTTGAGGCATTCTCTCCTCGTCCGCGATCTGGTTCACGATGTACGGGACAGCTTCATCCGGGACATGATTCACTCTTTCCCAGACCGACATGACGAACGGCGAAGAATCGGAAGGGACAGTCTTGTTGAAGACAGCGTAAATATTTCTCATCATGCCAAAAAAAGTATCTCCGTTCATCATGCACCCTCTGTCGTTTTGTACCTGTTTTTCCATTGCTCAGCGGCCTTGGCAAAGCGTTCCGGATCAAACTCGTCAGCAGGAGCCGCGCGCTGAGGAGGCGTATCGAGAAATCGCCGCTTGCTGAGAAAGTTGGATGCCAGCGGGATGTACTGGCCATTATCTTTCTGCCACTGCTCAGAGTTTTCCCATGCCGTGACAGCATCAAGCAGCTTGGGGAGCCCCGGAAGCTGTTTTGCCCGTGAGAGCGTAAGCCATGCTTGCCAAGCCGCGCCTTCATCCCTCTTTTCCGGCGCGTAGGCATCGAGAAACTGGACAAAGGCCATGTCCGGGTATGATGTTTCGACCTGCGCCCGGGGGTTTGTTCCCTGAGCGCGGGGATTATCGCCAGTGAGCCGGGGATTGGTCCCTTGCGCCCGTGGGTTCGTTCCGAGTTCCCGAGGTGTGGGCTTTTCTTCCCCGTGAGCGAAAGCGGACTCACCCCCACCCTGCCCCTCTGTGAGGGGTGGGGGTGTTTTAAAATCAGGATCAGAATCAGAGTCAGTATAAGAGTCAGTAAGGGTTTTTGGGTTTTCGTCTAAAAACCGTTCGGTTTTTGGGTTTTTATAATTAACCGTTTGGTTTTTGTTTTTGCGTGGACGGCCACCCTTTTTTCCATTTTCCCGGTTTGCTTCACACTTCGTCGCATACCGATCCCGGTTCTCTTCAAACCGTGGCTTCATGAGAAGAAAAATCGCCTTGGTCATGTCATCAAGCTCAGGCATCGTACATGCACCATGCAGTGCGAAGATCGCTTGCATGAGGGTTGAACGCTGAACATCATTCAGCAAGGAAATTGCTGGCCACTGTTCCGTATAGAGTATGAAACTGTTGACTTTTTCCTGTGTTTCCATCATAATGTTTCCATAGAGATTGTTTTGGTGTTTGGCCCCCTGTTCCAGCAGAGGGCCTTTTCTTTGCCTATGCCTTAGAACCTTTAAGTTCTACTTCAAACATATCCGGCCTCTTCTCGCAGTACAGGCGGCAGAAGTTCACATCTTTGACGTAGCCGTTTCTCGTAAACCACGCCGGGACTCCGTACTCTTTCGACCAGTCCGCGAAGCACAGGACGCGCCTCCCATCACGGTTAAGCCGACCTAAGCGGCACGGGCCTACACCCATGCCTGCCCCATAACTTGGTATTCCGGGATACCACCCGTTTCAGATTCGCTGCGGAGCTTTTCCCAACAAGCTAAACACCTGTAATTGTTTGTGGGCTTCCCGCAGTCATGGCACTTACGCTTGAAAAGTGTTGACTGATTGCTCTGTGGATGAGCTTCAAGCCATTCTTCGCGGCTCACCCCGGCTCTGAAAGCATACCCACAAGCCTTGTCGCAAAAAACTGCATTCCCTTTCGCTGGAAATTCTTTTCCGCAGCACTTGCACTTTTGAGGCCCTCGTGTCTGTGCGGCCTTATCCTTGCACTCCTTTGAGCAGTACTTTGCGGTTTCGGCAAAGTACCGTTTTACCTCAAACATCCGACCGCACTGTTGGCAGATCAAAATAGGCATCATCTTCCTCCCCTGATCTTTTTCCACCACGATCTTTTCGGCTCAGAATGCTCGCAAGCAAGGCATTCTGCACGGTCACGGGCGGCCGCTACGGGTTGAAGCTGTACTTGCACCCGGCGGCAGGCCGTGATCACGTCTCCGAGCGCCGACCGGATTTCGCGGGCGTTCGCCGGATGGATGATCTTCACCCCGGAAAGCATTCCCTGCACCGTTCCGAGGGCTGCGCCCGCCGAGGCCACGGACGTGAGCACATCGGCCCTGCTTTCCGCCGGGGAAACGGGAATGGGCGCTTCTGGAGCGGTTTGTGCTTCAAGCCACTGGAGCAAGATCGTATTCCGCATCACTGTACATAGTGCCGGGATCATGCTGAGACTCGGAAAGTAGCTGTCCCCCGCATCGAGATACCGCCGCATGTGTGAAGCCGAGATGCCAAGCCCGCGCGCGATCTCTTCGGCGGTCATGCCGCTGGCGTCCTTGGCTTCTCTGAGAGCCTCTTTCGCGCTCATGTTCTTGTAGTCGGGCATCTTGAAAACCTCTGAAAATTTCCATCATGACGGGAATAGCCATTTCGATAGACTGGCTTCATGTCATCCCCTGCCATTCACCTGCTCATCACCCGGCGCGGCCCCGTGTGGCGCGTCCGCATCCTATCCTGTGGCGTCATCCGCTGGAGGGCATACCGCGTCGCGGAGTACCCGACGCCCGAGGCTGTGGTTCGGCGGTGCGCTGAGGGTCTAGCGCGCCGGGGAAAAGATGAAGGCCACGACGACAACGATGCCGAGAGCAATGAGCACGTCAAACATGAAGGACCTCTTCTTGTTCGTTGGGAGTTTCAGCCGTGGCTGTGGGCCTAAGTTCGCACTCAAGGCGACGCATGGCGGCCCGGAGCCTGTCGGCGTTACTAGACCACATATCGCGACGTCTTTCTGAAAGAACTTTTGTCAATATCGTTGGATGAATACCAGCAGATATGGCTAAATCCTTTGCCGTGAGATCCCGATGGGCCTCAAGAAAAACTTTTACTTCGTAATAAATTGGAGCGTGCATACGGGAATAATGCCATAAGGCATTTTAAAACTCAAGCAAAACTACCGTATCGGCATAGAAAAATCAGATGCCAAATGGCATATTGAAACTTATGAAAATAGATAACTATTCTCACGTATTAGAAGGGCTAAACAACGCAAAAGAACGCGTTGGAAGTATGGCTGCCCTAGCAAGGCTTGCCAATGTTGATCCCACTAATTTGACTAGATGGATGACAGGAGCAAGGAGTCCCTCTTTAAAGGTACTCTCAGAAATCCTTGATGTTATTGGAGCACGAATTGTTTTTCCTGAAGATGTAGACGCCGATTTTTCTCAAGACCTTGCAGAGAAGACGGAAGAGATCAGAAGGCTACGGCAAGAGCTCGAAAAAAAGGCCGAAGAAAAGTTTATTCTTGAAGGCAGATTGCGGGCGTATAAAGAAATGATGGAAGAATACAGAGAACGTCTTGAAGCAAAAGAAAACCCCGCCGGAGCGGGGAAATATGAATAATAAAATAAGAACTCTTTTGATTTAATAATATAGTTAAGTTATAATTCCATGCCCCTCTCAAGGGGCTTTTTTATTGGTTGTTTGTTCATTCGTTATTATCATATACTATAAACACAATATAACATCTCTTCTAATAGCTAAGAAAAGTATATAAGGAGTATCACCCGATCAATAATCAAACTTATCAAATGGAGTGCTTCCATGTCTAAACGTCTCTCTTCTCATGCAGCGAAACAGTCTAGAACTTCCTCAGACACTCCTAAAAAAAAAAAAAAGAGAGAGAGAGAGAGAGAGAGAGAGAGAGAGAGAGAGAGAGAGAGAGAGAGAGCATGGCCCGTGCCACGATCCGATGTTTCAGAGATGAAATGCAATTTAAATTACGTAATACATTTGTTTTATTAAAAAAACTATTTAATATTGACACAGAAATATGTGGTGCTTTTGCGGAGGCTAGGGTTTTTGAACTGTTGAAAGACAGTGTGTACACGTTGAGGGATGATGAAGTGCCTTTAGATGAATTATTTAAGTTTTTGAATAAGCTATAAGAATATTCTCCCCCTTATGGGGGATTTTTTTTGAAGGCATATATGCCATTTGGCAGTTTTATTCTTGACTTAAAAACTGCCAAATGGCATTATCTCTTCACGACGCGCGGGGAAAGCGAACACGCCCGGCACACCAGCCGGAAAGTAGCCACAAGCCCTGGGCGGAGGAAGCCAGCCGCTCAGTATGGAGCAACCGAACGATGCCGATCCCCAGTGCTAAGGCTCCCCAGTAGGACGCGAGAAAGAAGGGCAACAGGCTGGTGATGTGGAGACAGGCCGCGTAGGGACGGCGGGACGGAAAAGCGCGTGTACAGCGTGCAGGATGAGACATCCACCGACAAAGACGGGGGCCGAGCCGACCAACAGGGCCCACGGTTACGACACAAAGATCGGGCCGTGAAACGTGATGAAATACGAATTTCTACATCCGGGCGGTCAGTTGACTTTCTGACAATTCACCGCCCCGCATGAAAGGGAGCGCGAGAAATCGTACTCCCGAACCGTGCGATAATACATTCAGGCCGTGCGCTCCCATGCAGGGCTAAGCCCGGCTGGGCGCAGCGCAGTTTGGCAATCCAAAACAATGCAAGGAGTTTTTATGTTTAACATCCATGTGACCATCGAGGGAACGACTCCCCTCCTCATGAACCGTTTCAGCGAAGAAAACGAGGTTAAGGTTTCCTCCGGGGTGTCCAAGGTTGCCGTAGGCACCAAGGGGACGCCGAGAGAACAGGCTGAAAAGAAGGCTTACAAGGATTCCGATGGGATGCTGTATATCCCCGGCCCAAACATCTTCGCTTGCATCATCCAAGCTGGGAAATACCACAAGAACGGGAAATCCAAAGTCACAACGCTCAAAAGCAGCCTGATCCCTGCGGGTATGGCCCTGAGCGAAATCGTCTGTCCGCTCGGCACAAAGGATTTTGAGGTGGACAGCCGCAGCGTGGTCATCCCCGCTACCGGGGGCCGCATCATGGCGCATCGCCCGCGCCTCGACGAATGGAGCCTGAGCTTCACCCTTGAAGTTGACGAGGACATGTTCTCAGCAGAGTTCGTCCGCCTTGTGGTTGACGACGCGGGCCGCAAGATCGGCCTGGGAGATTTCCGCCCCGACAGAAAGGGGCCATTCGGCAAGTTCGTCGTCACCGGATGGAAGGTCATCAAGGAAAAGTCGGGACGGGCTGCGTAGAGAAAATCTTCCTCAAGGAAAGGCTGGGCCGGGC